TATATACGAATAAATTTTATCTAACATTGATTTATTAATAGTTGCAGACATTATTTCAATATGTATATATAAATATAAATAATATTATTTAATCTAATCTAACAATCCTATATCTAAATCTTTTAAATCATCTTTTAAATGGCTATTATTACATATTTTTTTTACAACTTTATCACTTATATTATCTAAATTAGCACCACATTCTTTTAAAATCCTGGCAAAATAATCTTGTTTGGATTCATTTTCTTTAAAATCAGGATTTTCATCCATCCATTCTTTAATTAGTTTAAAATGAGTTTTATTTAAACTCTTAATAGCATCCTTTATTTTACTTTTATTTTTATCCTTTTCCCATCCATCTTCTTCTTTGATATATAATGTTTCTCTTTTTGTATCTGTGCAATGAACAGGACGTTCATATAAACTTAATTTATTCATATTTTCAATAAATATATTACTTAAACCTTCACATAAACCTTTTTGTTTCGTAAAATCCAAATTATCTAAAGTTAATTGAATTTGTTTTATAAAATCATTCATATTTATAGCATCTTTACATTGTTCATTAAGAAAAATATTAATATTGAATTTTTGTTTAATATTAGCAGTATTATTATTGGTAATATTATTTCCCATTTTTGGTACCATTTGAAATAATTGTTTTTGTTGCTCTCCTAATTGTTTCTGCTGTTCAATGAGTTGCTTTTGTTGTGTAATTAATAAATTTTTTATATCATTATTTTCAGTAATTAGTTTCACTATAGTGTCTTGTGTTACAATATTACTTTCTTCATTTAATAAAACCATTTCATTATTACTATTATCTATAATATCAGTTTTTTCAACAAAATTACATTTTTTTTTATGATTATATAAGCTCTGATTATGTTTATATTTTTTCCCACAATTACATACATATATTTTTTGTGCGACTTTTTGCGTGTCATTTATAAGTATTTCTCCTAAATTATGTTTTTGTGTTTGTAAATGTTTTTGAAAATCACATTTTTTAAATGATGTATAGTCACATTTTTCACAATAAAATTTTGTTATATTTTTTGCGACTTTTTTATAAGTCATTTATAAGTATAATATACTTATAAAAAAGTCTCTAAATTTTAATTTTTTAATTTTTTGCGACTTTTTGCGACATTATAAGTATTTTCAAATATCGTTACAATTTTTAATAATAATAATAAATTTAACAAATCATAAAACATTTCAAATAAATTTATAATTAAAAAAAAGCGACTTTTTGCGACTTTTTTTATAAGTATTTTATAAGTATTTTATAAGTCAAAAATACTTATCCAAATGTCGCAAATTTGAAAATTGAGGTTTTTTTTGCCTTACCATAAAAATTTTACATTATAAAAAATATAAAAAAACAAACCTTTTCAGTAAGAGCTATAAAAATATTAAAAATGTGTTTTTTTGAGTTTTGAAAATATGTATAGAAATTAAAAATGGACATTTATTTTTGTCCATTTTCAAAAAATTTGACTTTCTTTTAAAAAATAAAAAAAATCACTTTTTGAGATATATTTTTTTTGTTACGTTAAATGGTAAGAAAATGAATAATGCTTATTTTGGGGGGATAAGTCCGCATTATTTAATAACATATTTTAAAATATATTATTTTATATAATGTTAAAAAATTATTTTGACTATAAAAAAATATTATTATATGCTTTAAACGTTTCGTTTATATTATATATATTAGTTTTATTAGGTATTACTAATTATGCACCAAAATATTTGGAGTCATTAAAAATAGTATTGAAAATTTATATTGGTTTAATTTTAGTTTTTTTTTATAATCCATATAGTTATAAAAAAAGTTTAGACAATTTTGATAGAAAAATATTATTTTCAACAGGTTTAATATTATTATTTTCAACAGCATTATTTCAAGCAATAGAAACATACATAAAAACAAAAGGAATATATTTAATTAATAAAAGTAAAATATTTATATAAGTTTCTGTGTTTTATTTTTTTTGTCTCTCTTTTTACTAGTAAAATTTTTAGGTTTTGTTTTGAAAAAAATATTAACTTCTTTAATAATTTGATATGTCAGCAATAAATCAATATTTTTTTGTGTTTGTGTTTTATTTATAGCATTTAAATTATGATTATTAGTATTTAATTTAATGTAGTTAATAAAATTAGTAATACTTTTATTAAACAAATGTTTATTATTTTTATAAAAAATGCTTGCTATTTTTTCATATTCAATATTATAAAAATAAGGTTCAATATTAATATATAATACATTATTATGTTCCATTTCTTTATGATATTGATCATCTATAAAACATACTTTAGTATTTTGAGGTAATTTTGTACAATTAATAAAATCTTTGAATGATTTATTATGACTACTTCTACAAATTTCAATTTGTTTACCATTTATTTTAAAAGCTCTTATAAGTTGATCAAATAAATTATATTTTAGTTTATGATGAAAATATGATTTTATTAAATTTGCCCATTCATTTGGACCATTATTATTTGTATAAATCATAACATAATCACATAAACCGTTTAGTTTTTTTTGTTTTATATTTTTTAATAGAACTAATATATTAGGGCGTAAAAAAAGTGGAAAATTATCTATTATTGAATAAAAATATTTATCATCTAAATCTGATTTAGATAAATATATTTTTATTAAATTCCATATTCTATATAATTGTGAAAAATTACCTAATGTTTCATCCATGTCAAAAACTATAGCACAGTTTTGTTTTTTATTCATTTATGTATTAATATATAATAATATTAAAATTAATAACAATATTTTATACTGCTATTATATGTATTATGAAGTTATTAAAAAAAGACTATATAGATATTTTAAAACATTATAATGTAACATTTAATGAAAATCTACCTATAAATTTATTACGAAAAACAGCTGAAAATATTATAGCAAAAAAATTATGTAGGTGTACGAAACAAGTAAAAAATAAAGATGTAAATAAAGACGAATCTCGGGCAATAGCAATATGTAAAAATAGTGTAATATTAAAAAAAAATCTAAATATTCATAATTTTAAATGTAAAAATAAAGTGGAATTAAAATCATTAAAAAATAATAAAAATAGAGAAAAATTATTTAAAAATTCTCAAACTATAAAATTAATACCAAAAAAAATACCAAAAAAAAAATATAAAACTAGGAAGAAAAAATTATAATCTTAAGCATTTTTAAATATCTAATAATATAGCAATAAATTTTATTAATTTATTTCGATAAGTAATTAATAGCTTTCAATATTACATCTTCTTCTTGAGAAATGCGTTGAAATATCAAATTTTCATTTAAAAAAATTGTAAAAAAAGTATTATTATATGTTTTTAGACATAAACCTAGACCATTACTAGTAATTTTTATATCACATAAACTAGCACCATTTGTAATTTTAATATTATCTATTTTTTTTAAATTTATCCAACGTATATTTGCTCCATATTTAAAATCTTTAATTTCATCAATATATCTATAGTTTTTCAATTTGGAATGAAAACTTTTTAAATCATCTTTTTTTAAACCTAAATTTTGTAATATATCATTTTTTTTGCTTTTAATTTCTTGTATATTAGTATTTATGATTGAAAAATTATTATCATTTTCTAATGCTTGTTCTAATAAATCAATATTCATTATATTTTATTTATATTTTACTTATAATTATATTTATAAATATTTAATATAATTATAATTAATTATAATCAATTATTATTTGAAACACATTTAAAATTGGAATCTCTCACTTGATTAGGTTTACATTTCATATTACATCTTCTAGTATATGGATTTAAATCTTTATTTAATTTTTCACACTTTTTTTTTAATTCGGGTGTTGGTATATCTTTATTTGCTTGGTTTTTAATACTATTTTTATTAACAGATTTTTTAATGGATTTATTACTTTTTGAAGCAACTTTATTAACAGATTTTTTTTTTGTTCTATACATTTTTTTATATTCTATATTAGGTGTTGTAATATTTTTTTTTGTTTTATTTTTTATACATTTAAATTTATCATCTCTATAATATCCATCTTTACAATTAGCTAAGCATCTTTTTGTTAAATGATTATATATAGGTTTTGGTTCTTTACATTCTTTTATTTCAGGAGTCATTTTTTCTTTATTTATATTTTGTTTTTGTGAATTATTTAATTTCTTTTCTATTTCTTTTGATGAAACTTCTTTAACTAAACTCGCAGTTTTAGCTGAAACACTTATGTTTTTTTTTAAATATAAATTATAATATTCTAATAATTTTATATATTTATCTTTTAATTCTTGTATATTTGTTTTACGTTTATGAGGTTGTTTATTTACAAAATCTTTAATTATTTTATAAAAATCATTTAAAAATGACATATGTATTCCATTAGCATATATACTCATCAATTTTATTAAATCTAAAAAAGCTAAACTTAAACAATATAAATCAAAATTATTAGATAAATGTTTTAAAAAGTTATCATATGAATAATGTGAACTATAATTCTTACATTTAGGATTTAATATAAAATCATTTTTATTTCCACAGCTATTTTCAGGAGGAAAATAAGACCAACTTATTGCGTAATTTTCTTTATTACTATTACATTTTTTTATGAAAGTAGTCATTTTAGTCATTAAACCAAAGTCAATGAATTTGCTTTTACCTTCATTTACATTATATACAATATTTAATAATTTTATATCTCGATGCATTATATCTTTTGTTTTGAAAAATGATAATCCATCTATTAAATTTATTAAAGATGTTAAAAAAACTTTTTGTTCTTCGTCTGTGCTTCTATTGAATATTTTTTTTATATAAGTATCTAAATTAAGACCACCATCTTCTAATATTAACATACTTAGATTTGATTTATTTCTATTATATACATCTCTAACTTTTCTAGTATTACATTTTTTAACACTATCTAAAAATGTATCATCCATTATTGGTTTACATAATTGTGGGGCAGTAACAGCATATTTTTCTATATTTGAAATAATAGATAATGATTTATATTCATCTAATTCTTTTTTAGCATCATATTCATTCATAACTTTTGATACTTTATTTGTATAATCCATTTCAGGTTTATCCTTACATTTTAAACTTGGTTTAATTACACAGCCATATGTTCCTTCTCCTACTATTTCAGGTCTAATCATTGGTAATATCTATATTATATTATAATGAGAAATAATATAATATAAAGAAGAAAATAATATAAACAAGAAAAAATTAAGATTATACTAAATCTAAACTATCTTCTTTAACATTATTACAATTACTATTATTATTTTTATATATATTTAATGTTCTAGCACTGGCATCATTTGATGAAACATATTTAGGCATCCAAAAATAAGGAATTAAGCCGTCTGTCATTGAGTATTTTTGATTATATAAATATCTATAATATAATTGTTCATCAGTGCAAGGAATATTAGGTGATAAATCAAAATTATTATAAGTAATTCTAATATTATTTAATTGTTTACTTATATTTTCATCATATAACATTAATGATTTTATTTTTTCATCAATTATTTCATACCATGACCTATTTAAGCTACTAACACCATCACTAAATGCTTCTTTAGTTCTCCATAAAATACTTTCTGGAACAAGATCCTTATAAATAGCACTAAAAGATTGACGAATTAGATATTTTTCACATTTATTTAAGGTAGTAAAGTACCGAATATTTTTATCAATAGACAAATAAAATTCTACAAATTCCCTATCTAAAAATGGAGTTCTTGGTTCTAAACCATGACTTGATATACATCTATCACTACGCAATACATCAAACATATGAATATCATTTAAAACTCTTTTAGTTTCTTTATCAAATTCATATGGATTGGGGCAACTTTTCATATATAAATATCCTCCCATTAACTCATCAGCACCATCACCATTAAATATCACTTTACAATCAGTATTTTCTTTAATATATTTACCAATTAAATAATTACCTACACTTGCTCTAACAGTGGTTGTATCATATGATGATATATTTTCAATTACTTCTGGAATAGCATTAAAGAAATCATCTTCACTTACAATAATTTCATGATGATTACTATTTATATGATTTGCCACTATTTTAGCATATTTTAAATCTTCAGAACCATCCAAACCAATACTAAATGTTTCTAATTTTTTACTTGGATCTTGTTGTTTTAAATATTTATTTACTAAACATGCGATTAAACTGCTATCCAAACCACCAGATAATAAACAACCTATAGGTCTTTCTGTTGTTCCAATTACTCTTTTTTTAACTGCTTTTTTTAGAAATCCACATAAACTATTATAAAAAATATTATTTAATTCAAATTTATTTTGAATAAAAGGAAAATATGTATATTTTCTATTATAATACATTAGGTAATTTTTATGATTATTAATATAAATATAATGACCTGGTGTAAAATTAAATATTTCTTTTTTATCAATACATAAGTTATATATACATTTTAACTCACTTGATATAATAATTGTTTCATTATTATAATGAATATATAGAGGTCTCACACCATAAGGATCTCTTGATATAATAACTTTGTTTCTATTTTTGTCATAAAGCATAAATGCAAATACTCCATCTAAAACAGAGAGAGTATATTCAATACCATATAATTTGTACATATGTAAAATTATTTCACAATCAGATTCTGTTTTTAAAGATATGTTATTATTTTCAGCCAATTGTTTATAATTATAAATTTCTCCATTACATATTAAAATAATATTATCTATTTCAAATGGTTGGTTAGATTTAGAATTTAATCCATTAATTGCTAATCTGTGAAACCCAAAATAAATGTTATCATATTTATTTAAAACACTAAATTCGGGGCCACGTTTATAACCTTTATCAAATGAACTAGTTATTACTTTTGTATCATATTTAGGATTAATTATTCCGAAAATACCACACATAAAATAAATATTCTATAATAAAGAAACTATTTATATCTTTAATTATTTTTAATAAAAAATAATAAAAATAGTATGAAATTATTTTTTATAACATTATTATAAATGTATAACGTAACATTACAAAATTTTAAAAAGAATGATTCTATAAATAATAATATTTTCAGCAGAAATATTCCATCATCTACTTTAGAACCACATTTAGATATGAGACCAGTTTCAACAAAATATGCTACAATGCCTATATTAGATCATAGAGTTAAAAGTAATGTATTATTAAATAATAGAAGTTATTATAATAGTGAAGAAACATTTAATCCTGGTAATAGAAAACCACATTATTCAGGATTCGCAATTAACGTCGATAGTGAATCAGGTTTAAGAAATCAATTTTTTGCTCTTCAAAAAGGAGACCAAAGTAGATATATACCAGGAACAAATAGTGATATGTATGAAAATAATATTAATTTTATTACTACAAATACTAATTTAAATAATGAATTATTATTTAAAAAACAACATTTTAGTGATTTTAATCCAAATCTCTCAAATAATATAGGTCATGAATTATTTAATAATTCAACGCGTGTACAATTAAAAAATTTTAAATAAGCATATTTTATATTATAATTTATGAATAATAATATAAAAGAAATAAATAATAACGATTTATTATTAATGAAAAATAAAAATTTTTTAAAGAAAAATGATGCTAATTTTACAAATTATGTAAATGAAAATATAGATAAAGATATTTTAATAGATTTTAAGAAACATAAATCAGAAATAAAGAAAGAAATTAATATACTATTTTCAAAATACAATGATATAAGTAATAATTTATTTATATCAAACAAAGTTGAATACACTTTTTATTTGTTCATTAAAACACTAATAAATAATATTAATAATATCAATATTCAAGCTTCTATACAAGAAGAATTAAAATATTTTAATAAAATACCCAAAACATGTTTAGATACTTCATTTAACATTTTAGAATATGATAAAAGTATGAATGATATTAGTAAAAATAAAGTACTTACTATGAAAAATTTTGTTAATATAACTAATTATAATAAAAAAGGATTTATACCAAAAAAAAGATAATATTTTATCAACTATTAATTTCTAGACATATATAAATAAATAATTATATATGAAAATTGTTAATATTGAAGATAATAATAATAATTATAATAATAAATTTAAAACCTTAAAATGTGCACCAAAAAGAATACGTATGAAAAATAAAACTCAAAAAAATTATACTTGTTATAATAATGAAGAATTATTTCATTTAA